GTTACTCCGTTTTATTTTCTTTTCGCCCCCGGTTTGCAAAAACAAAAAAAATGTTTTTACAGTTTTAGTTTTCTGTCTCAGTCACGCTTTTTGTATTAAGCGGTCTTGGCAGTTTTCAAAACTACAATGTTTGCTTCCTGTCGTGTGGCAAGGAAGCCGTCGCGTTTTCTGAATCTCATAAAGCTTTCGCCATATTCAAGATTTTCTGTTGTGTCATCGTAGCGTTTAATTTCAATGCCTTTGCGGTTTCCGTGAACAATGCGTTTAGGGTTCATAAAAATAGCAATCGGCTTGTCGGCAGCAAGTTCTGTGAGCTGTGGTAACAAAGTGCTTTCGTGTACTTCGTAACCGTCAATTCTTCCTGGCATTGCATCGCCCGGTTTTCTCCAGATTGGGTTGCCGTTATCGTCCTTTATGTTTGCTACATAATTAAGAACTGTTTCGTTCATAAACCACATACAATTTTTTCTTTCTTCTGCAGGAATCTTCAATTCAGCTTCACGGAAATCAAGATAAGAAAGTTTGCTTTCATCTGTAGATTTAATTGGAACAACTTTTGCTTTTTCTGCATTCATTGCACCTGTGAATGGGTCGGCTTTTGCGACTAAACACTGGCGGTCAAATTCTGTGGCGTAAGATTCCATCATATCTTCCATAAACATTTTTCCAAGGTCGATGTAAGCATCTTCTTCAAATTCATCATACCAGGAAACATAACCGGCAAGAGTATATGCCTTAAGTTCAACTCTTGAAGGAACTTTTCCTTTTGTAGCGTCAATCTTCTGGCCGTAGCTTGTAAGCCATTTCAATTCAACGCCGCCACGGTCTCTTTCATTGAGGAAGAGTGAGGCACCTGACATTAATCTGTGTGTAACAAGTGGCATCATTACAGACTGTTTTGCAGCTTCTTCAAGAATAACTGTTTCATACATTGGATTAATCAGGTACTGGTCATTTGTTGCAAGGTTTCCTACAGGTTCTCCAAGTGCGGCTTTAGATGCAACAAAACCTTTGTCAGCCTGCCATACAAAATCTTTTGGATTGTTCCATTTTTCATTTCTGAGATTAGGACAGAATTTCAATTCGCCTAAAGTCTTGTGGTCTTTGTTCCAGGCAGCAACTAAAGCTTTTCCAAGATTGAACTGAATGTCACGCATACTAAGCTGTGTTACTGTAGAAGCCTGATTTTTCATCATTGTGCGGAAGTCTTTAATTGCATCCCGCATATCCTGAAGCTCTGTTGTTGTTGCTGTTTCCTGTTCCAAAGCAGCTTTAAGGATGCCGTCAAGAATTGCATCCCGTTCATCAAAATACTTTCTGAACTGTTCTTCACTTGCGGCGGCAGTTGGAAACTGTGCTTTCATGTTGACCAATTGCTGCTGCAATCCTAAAATAACTTGATTCAAATTAAACCTCCCAAGGTTTTTGAATTAGTGGCAAGCTCTGGGGTCCAATCCGGCTTGCCGTTTTTTTTGCACTGTTAAGCCCGTGCAAGGCCTGACAACATTTTTTCATAGAAAGAAGGCTCCTCATTTTGGATAACTCTCTCTAAAGTTAAGGTTTTGTTTGGCACGCTGAGCGCAAACGGATTTGCGGGAACACAACAAATTGAAAATTCCAGAAGTTCCTGTTTTCTGTAAATCAAATCACATTCACAGTTTTGACCTTCCATAAACTCAACTTCATCAACACGGAAACCAACTGAGCCGCATCTTAAAGCACCAGCTTTTACACGCTGGCCAATGCTCCAGCCGAACTCGTCATATTCCTTGTCATTAAAACGAATATCACCTTCAAGAACTGTGTCTGCTTTTAGGTTCTCTGCATATCCAATAGCCGGAATCGAATAATCATGACTCCAGAGGATTACAGGATTTGAAAGATAGTTTTTTAAATTCCATCCAGATGGATCAATTTTTTCAAAGTCTCTGTCTGTGTCAAAAGTAGACATAATCCAGTGGAAAGAATCTTTCTGCATATCAACGCTTTTGTACATTTCCACCATAGGGTCAACTTTTCCAGAATGTGTATTTTCTTTCAGAAACTTCATCAAAGAAAGTGGATTTTTTCCAAGTTCTTTGTTTTCGATGCCATCAACTTTTATAATCAATTAGCGCTCCTTGTAAGTCCTTTTAATGCCTGTCTGCTTAATCTGGTATAATCCGAAGGGTCTTTGTATCCAATTTTTCTTCTTAATCTGCAGGTATGTGTACATACAGCTTGTGCTGACATTCCTGTCAGATAACAGATTTCTTTCTGGGATTTTCCCATTCCTAGATAAAGACCAATCTCCATTTCCTTTTCAGTAACTTCTGTAAATGATTTTCTCTCTAACAAGTAATCATTTTCTTCAATACTTCTCAAAACAGGCTCAGGAAAGGTTTTTATTCCCTGAATAACTTTTTCCAGCTCAATTTTAAGTTTTGACTTTACTTCAATATATGGAATCAATCCTTGTATACCCAAGTCATAAACTCTTAATCCGAAATATTTAGAACATTCTCCTGTTTCAACAAAATAGGCTAAAATCTTTTCATTAATAACTTTTAGTCTAAGAATCTGATAAGTCAGAACAAAGCCTAGGAAGAACTTGTCAAAAATAATTGCTGTGTCTTCCGATTCAATAAGCATTTGTGTCATATCAAATTCTGTCTTGCATACAAAGATTCGGTCTTTTGGTAAAAACTTTTCGAATCCTTCCACCATAATGTTTTTTACATATTCATCGCAGCAGGCAATGATGACTTTTTTTATTCTATTACTCATCTTCTAGTTCCCCGATATCATCAACTGTTCTTACTGGAATCAACGAAGAAGCTCTGTACCAGATGTCCCCCCAAGGTTTTTCTTCCTGTCCTCTGGCTCTCAAAACATCATTAATTGTTTTAAGACCCGCATTTATTTCCGCAATATCACGGTTGCTCTGTGCATCCTCGCTTTCCTGTAATTCAGGAATGGACTCAAGATTAAAAATACCTTTTTCAGATAATTTAAATCTTCTAAAAAACTGCACTTCCAGAACCTGTTCAAAGTTCTGTAGAAGCGGAATCAAAGTAAAGTTCCAGAATGCCCGATGCTGGCTGTCAGTATCGGTTCCACTTAAAGAACTTTTTGAATCCTGAATATTCGCAACTCGTGGCGGAATGCCATATTTTGCAAGCAACGTATACAGGTTCCACTTTTTCATGTCATAAAGCTTCAGAGTATCAGGGCTGAATGTAAGCTGCTGGTATTCTGTACCTTTTCCCAAAACGGCAACACGATTTTTATTATTATGACCGTATTTTTTATCCCAGGTTCTTGCAAGAATTTCTGCCTCTGGCTCTGTAAGCACCTGGTCCGTTTTCAGTAATCCTTTAGGAACGCCACCTTCTTTTAATAATCCGGTGTTCTGTTTAGCAGCGAGTAAATCCTGCTCAACTTCTAATCCCAAGCTAATCAAAGGACTAACGCCTCTGTATTCATTCCATGGATTCCAGTCCTTGAAATGTATTAACTCATCAGGAAGAATTACGAGCGGTCTTCCGTTTTCATATCCTGTATAAATCCACTTAGTAATTTTTCCGTTATCTACAACGTGCTGCATTTTTCTAGGATTTAATACGAAGAGTTCTTTCGGAGTACCGCAAGTATAATCTTCACCAAACCACCAGAATGCTTCACCGTCTAAGCTCCACCATGCACAGGTCTGTTTCCACAAATCATATTTGCTGGTATAGCTGTTAGGTAACTGAAATAATCTTGCAGCCTTTGAATCAGTAACAGTTTTGCCGTCTTTTCTTATTTCAAAACTTGCTCTTGCAATATTTCTTGTAAGAATATCAATGCAAACTGAAACCCACGCATGTTGCAGATATGGATCAGTGCAGGCCTTTTTCTCCACAGAATCAAAATCTTCAGCAACATCATTATTATTTATTTCAGTAAAGCTTCTTGGTGTTTTAGTGCTAAGAGTTTTTTCTTTAGAAAATAAAGACGAAAGCTTCATTAAAACTCCTGACTTATATTTTTGATGTCAAAAGACATCAAGCCAAAACCACGCCATTTGTAACAGAACTGAATATTCCGTAACGCATAGCGTCCATATAATGGTCATTTACTTTTACAATCTGGTTATTCTCATCTCTCATGTAATCCCAGATTTCCCCAAGAACGCCTGTACATTTTCTGTAAACAAAAAACTTTCCGCGTTCCATCAGTGCACAGATGTAATCAATTCCCGCATCTACGCTGTTATTTGCTTTAACTCCTCCTGGTACTTCCTGAATACGCTCACCGCCTGCAGGGTCGCAGAAAGTAACAAAGCTTTCTTTATACCAGCCTTTAGCGGTCTGGTTTTCAACACTGGTTCGTGTTGTTATGTTGAATCCGCCATAATCGGCGATAACATAAACGCAATCATCAAGCCAACCGATTTTCACAGCGGCAATGTGCAGGCCAAAGTCCTGACCGCCTGTGATTCTGTCAAATTTTTCAGGAAGTTCATCAACTATCATTGATTCGTCAAATCTTTCATAAACGCTTCCTTCCGGCTTTACCCATAAACCGTCTCTGAATCGTGCCTTTTGTTTTTCAGGCATGTTGTCCAGAATGTCGCTTATATAATCGGCATCCAGATTTTCCGCATTGTCGGCAGGATTCAGAACTGCACTTGCATACAGTTCAGGCTTGTTCAAAGCTTCATCCGTTCTAGGTTCTATCTTTCTGATAAAAACCTTGTAAGCCCAATGCATAGGGGAACAAGGGTTGCAGTCGTAAAAAAACTTATTCTTGCAGCCTTCAACTTTCATAGCCAGTCGGCTGTAAGCTGTGGTAATTGCAGAATAAGAAATCTGACTCACTTCGTTAAAGTAAATGGTTACATATTCGTGACCGAGAATCTTATCAACCTGTTCACGGTCTCCAAGTCCGCCAATCCATATTTCCGATTTATTCCATAAGGTAATAACACCGTCGTGTACATTCGGATGATAGTTCTTGGCTCCTATGGTTTTATTCAACCAAGGAATTAAGGTCTCATGCAAAACAGAACTTCTTGCATCTTTCGCACGGTAGCGGCAAATCAAATGACGGCTTCCAGGATATGCAATAGCTCTGTATATTATCGCCATAACAAGAACTGTAGTTTTACCTGAACGGCTACCGCCAAAAAGTAAAACATGTTTTGCAGATGATTTAAGAAGGTCTAAAGCTTTTTTCTGTACCTCAGTAGGTTTGAAAAGTTCGCCCATTAAACGCCTTTAAAAGAATCAACAAAGTTTATGCTTAGTTCTCCCTGTACAGGTTTTGCGTTTTCTTTGTCTGCACCTGTAATAAAAGAATCAAGCTTTGCAGAACGTTCAAGAAGATCCATAGCACCGTCAGCATCCAAATCATCAGGCTTCAAGGTTTTAATTCTTTTAGCCACAAGACCGTCAAACTCGTTAAGCATTTCCATCTGTCGCTTCTTGCGTTCAACACGTTCTGCAATAAGTTCTCGTTCCGTCTCTTTTGCAATGTATTCGTCATACAATGCAGCTCGTTCATTCCACCTGAACAAACGAGCGTAACGGCTCCAAGAGCCGTATTTCTTCGGGTCTATGTCGTGAAGTTCAAGACACGCCTTAATACTTCGCTTGTAACCCATATTCCTGAACATGCAGAAAGCCTTAAATGCTTTTGGACTCTCTTCTGACAAACGAGTTTCCCAGCATTTAGGCTCTGCAGGTTCACCAAGATTGCCGGTTGGTATTTCAGCAACTTGTCCTCCCAAACTTTTTCTCCTCCTGTGTATTATTTTTCAACAATCAATTTTTCATTTGAATAACGAACAAGATTTTCTCTGTCAGACTTCTGCAGTCTTACAGGTTTTCCATGGTTCATGGTTACAGTTACAGAAAATTCTCCGAACTCCTTCTTTTTAAGGCATTCAGTAAAAAGCTCCTGAATCCTTCCAAGTACATCATCATTAGTTTTCAAAATCATCTTCGTTATCCTCAAAATCAATTCCATGTTCTGGTAACTTTATATTCTGGCCAATCCAGTCATATAAATCCTGCTGTCTAAAAACAATCCGTTTTCCAATCTTTGCATAAGGCACACAGCCAGCTTTCACAAGGCCGTAAAGAAAATAAGTGCTGATAGTCAAATAACAGGCAGCTTCTTTAATGCTCATAATGCTTGGAAAATTAATCTGTCTTGGTTCTTTTTCAATTTCTGAATCTTTAGATTTTTCAGACATCAAAACTCCTTTTAGTGCAATGTGGAAACTCTGGGCTGTTTCCAGTTTGCACCATAACTTTTTAATCTCTGAATTAATAATAAAGCGGAAGTATATTTCCCAAAGGGGAATAAAGTACTACCTAGGGGAAAAAAAGTACTACCTTTGGGAAATAAAGTACTACAAGGGGGAAATGTGGTAGGTAAAAAAAAAGCCCATGCGGAATGCAAGGGCTAAATA